GCGCGGCATGAACAAGGTTTTTGCGCCCCGGTTCACGAAAGATCAGGCGGACAAGGTTGTTGCGCGAATGACCGAACGTAACCCCGGCTTTACCTTTCAGCGGCGACCGGCCCGCTAAATATCTGGACACCTTGACGGGCCGCACCACACGAAAAGCGACCCGATCCCACCGACCGGCGCACCGCCGGGATGAATTGCGAAATGCAAAGGAGATTCAACTATGAAAATTACAATCATCGACACCGCCGCATACCTCGACACCCCATATAACCCCGAATTTGTCAGCCAGATCAAGAACATCGGCGGTGCACGGTGGGACAGTTCCCTCCGGGAGTGGAAGATTCCCGCCGCTTGCGTGGAACAGGCCCGTGAGATCATGCGCCGGGTGTTCGGCGAGTGTGATCTGCCCGACGAAACCCGCCGCGTAAACGTCAAGCTGACTTTCAGCGAGAGCGTCCGCAGCGATACCCACGAATCGCTTATCATCTTTGGCAAGCAGATTGCCCGCGCTTATGGCCGGGACAGCGGCGCGGTGGTCGGCGGTGACGTTTCTTTCATCGAGGGCAAGCCCACCAGCGACGGAAGCCGCGCCAACTATTACGCCCGTGTTCCCGCCGGTGCGGTTGCTCTGCTGCGCAACGTCCCCGAAAGCATCCTGCACGAAGATTTGCCAGACGGCGTGACTTACGAGATTATGCCGGAGGAAACGGCTCCAAACCGCGAAGCACTTCTCGCAGAGAAAGCGCGGCTCACGGCGCGGCTTGCCGAGATTGACAAACTGCTTACCTAATCCGCCCGAACAGCTTAACCACACGGCCTGCGTGGGCTTTATGATATTGCAAGTCCATAACGAGACAGAAGGGATGATTTTCTATGTTCATGCCCTACTTTGTCGATTCCACCGGCAAGAAGCACACGTTCCCTGACGACTTCGCGCTGAAAGGCGGTTTGGTTCGCGCTTGGCGACGCGGGGAAAGCATCTTTGACTACCGGTATCGTCTGAAATCCAGCTACACCGGCGGGCACGACTACCAGCTGCATTCCATCCATCAGAGCCGCGACGGTTTCACAGTTCAGTTTTCCTACGAGAGCGCAACCGGTGGAGAGAGCTATTGCTTGTGATTCTTTGCTCCGTTTCCCTGCCGGGACATTCTGTGTTATACTTTTCCCAACGAGTTCAACTTTTTCAGCACGAAATGTTGAACTTAAACCACGAAACGTGCAAAAAGGAGGTCTTTTTGTGAATGAAGCCCAGTTTTTCGCGCCTTGGCGCATTGTTGCCGAGTTCGCGGACGATTCCCGGCTAACCTTTGACGGGTTGACCGAACAGCAAGCCTATAACGCCATGATTGCCGCCCAGAACGAACACGGCGACATTGGATGGTGGGATCATGTGACTGACACGAATTACACCAACGGCCAGTATTACAAGATGCTTTCCCAGCCGCCCGCCGTTCATGTTGTGGATTTTTCTGGCTACGACGGCCCTCTGGACGAAAACGGTTTTCCGGTCGGTCTGCCGAATGAGATCATCGAGTATATGAAACAGCAGGGCGAGCCGCCCAGCGTCCCGAAGATCATTGTCAAGAAGAACGACCAGAAACGCGAATAACGAAGAACACCCCCCGACGGAATTGCCCGCCGGGGGATGTTCTTTTTCTTGTATTCGCAAGTTTGTTTTTCTGAGCGGTTCGGAGGATTCGCGGAAGCGGTTCATTGCACACGCGCATAGAGCTTTACCAACTTGCCTTTATAGACAGTTTTCCGGGCCGTTCTGCTGGACACGATTTTAGCATCTATTTCTCCCGGTTCTGATAGATTTTCTATCACTTTCCCGGCATACCCAGCAGACCGGCTCTTTTAATCGCGCGCGTCATACGCGCGGGAGAGGATTTCTTCAATCATGGGAATTTCATCGAACATCCCGCCCAGAACTGCCAGAGCTGCATCTTTCCACCTCTGCGCAGTGATCTTCTTTTTCCCGATGGAGATTGCAATGCTTTCCCACGTTTTTTGTAACGACCGATCGGAGTAGACGTACCGCCCTTTCAGAATCGTTTTGTAATCATCGTTCAGGCGGTCTAATTTCTGCCGTATTTCCTGCAAATCCGATTTCAACACAACCCGTCTGACCGTCAGCTCATTCTCCCGATTCTTGTACTCTTCATTGTCAGCCAGCTTGACGGCGAGGGACGCGGTGCTGTCGCCGGGTGTGCTGCCGTGCGGCATCCCATCCATTGCAACGCCTTTGATCGGGCTGTACCGATCTCGCAACTCCGCCAGTTCCATGTTTACGCTATCCAGCTGCTTCTCGATCTTGCCGTAGTAGAGCAAAATCTGTTCCGTGTCCTTTTTCTGCATCCGCGTTTATCCCCCTGAACGTCAACTCTCAGATTTCTTTCCCGAAAATCGTCTTTTTGCCGGGTTCATTGTCGATTGCCATTTCAACACCTGTCGCTTGCTCATAGCACCGGGCCATTTTGTAGTAAGCCACATACTCACCATCTTTCGACCACTCAAGGAATTGCCGGAAGTTGTCTTGAACCTCTTTCAGGGCAGTGTCTATTTCCTCCGGTGTGTATCCGAACCCTCCCATTACCTCAACGAAGAACCGGATCACGAGATCACCCGCTCCGCGGCGTTCGTATAGCCGCACCCTTTCCCATTCCTTGCGCGGCCACTTCTCGACCGGCAGCGAGAACCCCGCTTTCATCATCGGGTCCGTGCGCTTGCGCAGATTTTCCCGCGCTTTCGGAGTTCCGTACACGTTTTCTTCAAGCGCGTACACCTCGCTCCGACGGATAAGCTCTGCCGTCCAGCGGTCAACCCCGTTTTGGTCAAGGTCGAAAAGGTTCTGCGCGGCGATGATGGCGCAGTACGTCACCACCTGCCCCACAGCGGCTCTGTTGAGTTCCGTGTTCTTCGCAGTGTCGTCCTTTGCAACTACGCAACGGTTTACCGCTTTTTCGTACATCATCTTCCGCACTTTTGCCGGTGGCATAGATTTCCCCATATTCTTCATCCTTTCTGTTTTGCAAGTTTCTTCCACGCTTTGACCTCTGCCGCCGTGTCTGCCGTGATGTGCTCAACAAACCGCCAGCCCTTTGGCTCTGCAACGAGGTCAATAAACATTCTTCGGCGGTGTATGTAATCGCGTTGCTGCCGCCGTACAAACTTCGATTTCACTTCTACGGCTTCAACTGTGCCGTCTGCATAGGTCAGCACAAAATCCGGGGTGTAATGCACCGCCGGGAGCTTCACCGCGTCGTACTCCTTCGCAGGCAGAAGCAAGAATGTGCGGTGCAGTTCCACCTTCACAATCTTTCCAGTCTGCACTTTGGGCAGAATTGTCCCCATGTAATACTCGTACTCGCCCCGGCTGTCAAAGTCCATGCCGATTTTTTCAGCGGTGGCAACTGCGGCGTGGACAGACTGCGGCAAGGCGCACTTTCCCCGGCTTCTGGCCGCGATCTGCGCTTCTGCCTGCGCCCGGTATCTAGGCGGCAGGTCGTCCAGCGTCAAACGGTTCAAGGCTGATTCCTCCTATTCCTCCGCTGTTCCGGCTTGCGGTACAGGCGCACGATCAGGTGGCGGGTGGCGTTGCCGGTTATGATGCACTCGCACCGGTGCAGGGTATAGCCGGGGTACATCCTCTCCCAGTAGTCTCGATCTTCCAGCCGGTTTTCGCAAACGTCTTTCAGCCGGGTGCGGCTCATTTTCCCGTCATTTGGGCGCGGCATCTTCGGCGGTTTCAGTCCGCGGCTTTGCCGCCAGTGACGTTTGCAGCGCACGTTCTTTGTGATGTACTTTGCGAGGGATTCAATGCTGTTGTGGTCAAATTCCAACGGCTCACAACGCGATCTGCCGCGCTTGCCCCATGCCTTTTCCACCATTTCACGGGTCAGCCCCTCCGGGTGGGACATGATAACATGATGATGGTGATGGCCCAGCGGCTTGTCCCCGTCCATCGTGCAGTATTCCGAAACCACGATCCACTTCGGGTGTTCGATTCCGTTTTTGTCGCAGATGCGGTACAACGCTTTGATGGCATTTGAAAAATCCCGGTCAGCGCGTTGGAGATCACCGGGCGCGGGGTGGTGCTCTTCGTTGTAGGTGTATGTAACAGAGTAGTCACCCGGACGGAAGTTCCGGTTTGCCAGCAGTTCCAGATGCCGGCCACTCTTGCGCAAATTATACGCTTCTTTTGCAATGCTGGTGGCAAGCTCTTTCTTTTTTCTGGTGCTTGCCTTGTGCTGCTGCTCTGTCACCTCGAAAAAATCCACCTGCATAGAGGGAGCCGTGTCGTAATTCATGCCGCAGATAAATTTCTGTTCCCGAACCCGAAAGCCGCCGGTCATATCCTTCACGATCTCCTTTCCGCAAGCGTCATGGAATTTTCTCAATCATGGACCACAAACACGAGAGGGGGAACGATGCAGAGGGGAAACACCGGGCCGCGTTCCTTTCGTTCTCTATTCCGATAAGCTGCTGGAACGCCGCCCTCGTTTTCCCTCTGCACTCCCTTTCCCCGCCGGGGGTAAGTGCATTTCTCCGCTCTCTTCTCTTTGTGTGTCCCTTAGTTTATCTACGGTATACAAGCCCCTTACCGCCTCGTCAGGGCGGCAATTTAACGACGGACGCTCTTTATATATAAGGTAGAGGGCTTGTCTTGCTTATTTCAGCAGGGCGAATTTGAACCAATCCGGCAGGTCGGATGCTGCAATAAAATACTCTATCACCAGCACCACAGCAAGAATAATCACCGGTGCCAGCAGGTACAGCCAGCCAATGAGATAAGCGCCGAACTCACTTTTCTTCTTTTTCATCTTCGTTTTTCCTTTCTTCCCATGCCGGGCAACTATCTTCCGGGTCTGTGAAATCCGCCCGGTTCTCGGAATTTCCGTTGAAGCACACCCACAAAAAATCATCGTGCCATGCGCAGGTGGAACAGCTCTTTTCCATCACTCGCGTTCCTCCCAGTGCCAGCAAGAACTTTCCGGTTCCGTCACTGACCGAAAGTGAAGGTTATTGAAGCACGTTCCGTCTCTTAAATGCCACCTGCAAAACTCACAGCTTTCGTGTACGATGATTTTTGCGCCGCACTCTGGGCAGTGCTTGAGTGCATACTCATAAACATCTTCTTCTCCGGTGTCTGGGTCTATTTTTATTCGCTTCCATCCCTCAACGTGGATGCCGCACTTGTGACAAACAAATTCGTCGCAGTCTATGTGGTCCGGGTTTTCGTTGTATGTCAGTTCTTGCAGTCTATCCGGCGTAATTGTCGGCTCCGCTTTCAGGCTTCCTAGGATCAGCTTTACCACATCGATCTTTATTTTCCCGTATGTTGGTTCGCCTTTTAGGATGTACTCTATGTTTTTAAGCACCTGCTCAAAGTGGTTTGCGTCAACCAGCCGTTTTTCCTTCATCGCTTTTCTCCTTTTGCACGGCCCTTTTCTTTTAGCTCGATTTTCGGCTGCGGCTGGTCGCTGCGGTTCAACGGCGCATAGTAGCTGACGCACCCTGCAACGCCGTCCGGGTTGTCGTGCCACGACAGCGCGTGTCGAATGACCAGCCATACAATTTCCGCTCTGTACGGAATTTTCATCACATCCGAAATTGGAGCAGGG